TTGTTTGACAGTCGTTAATCAAATTACCAATAGCACCGTTAGAGCGAATGAAAAAGCCAATGATGGTAAAAGCGATATTTTGGCGTTTATCGCTGATTTGCTTGGTTACCTGTACGTAAATGATGAAGTGCTCGGCATGTTGCGTGAGATGAAGTCCGATATTTTCTTGCTGAAAGATTTGAACACGGGGATCACCAACGGAAGAGGCAAAGAAATTATCGACTGGCTGCAATTGGTATTGCAAGCCAAGAAAAGACACAACGTGTTGATGCTGGATGCAGACAGCCAGTATGAGCAAAAAGAGTTGTCGCTGGCAAATGTTTCAGACATCTGGACAAAAGCGCAAGACCGATTGGCGATTGCGATGGACAGACCGAAAACGATTTTGTTTGGCGATGGGGCAGCCGGATTTTCCACCGGACAGGAAGATTTGCAATCTTACTACGACACCATTTTTGAAATCCAAGAATCCCGTTTGCGCCCGATTATTAACTTCTTTGACAAATTCATTTGTGCCAAGCATGGCATTAGCGAAACGGAAGTCGCCTTTGAATTTGTCCAGATCAAAACGGAAAACAAAGCCGAGTCTGCCACCAATCTGAATACCGTAACCACGGCATTAATGCTATTGCTGGAACACGGCGTGATTGAGCCACAAGACGCGCTCAATGAGTTAAACCGTCGTGAACTGGTTGACGTGAAAAACGTACCGGAAGTGACGATGATGGCAAACCTACTTAGTGAGGAGGATGACCGTGAATTTACCACCCAAAAGCAAATTAACGGGGAGGGAGTGTAAGCCGATTAATCCGAGTAAGCGCGCAGAAGTTTATTATGCTTCCTCGGTTAAACATCTTATTTCACTTTTTAAGCTCGTGGTTAAGCAAGAAATTAGCAGGGAAAATCAGCAAAGAAACTTTGGCGATGCCAGCCCCAATTCTATCCAAAAACGCTTCCAAACCTTTAACCGCATTGTTGACCGTTTTTTAACGATTGACATCAGCGCATTTGCAACACGGGTCGCGCGTAATTTTGCCAACATTACTAATGCGGATAACAAAAAACGGTTAAGCCGTGAATTTGAGTCTGTGATTGCAATTAACCCCGCAGCGGTGTTGGACAGCAAACAAACGCAGGATTTCTTTAACGGCATGATTGGCGAAAACGTCCAGTTGATTAAGGGATTGCATACCGAATCATTAAGCCATGTGCAAAAAATTGTGCAATCGATGATAGGGGGTGGCAAAACGTTGCGCGAGGCAGGAAAGGAGATAACGGCAGCGTTGAATATTCAGCAAAACCGAGGAATGCGAATTGCGATTGACCAAAACCGGAAAGCGATGGGTGATTTAACCAATCTTCGAATGCAAAAGCTAGGGATTAAGTTGTATCGCTGGTCAGCGGTGATGGATAAAAGAAAAAACGGCGGAACCCGTCCCTCTCATGCAGCGATGAATAATCGCATTTGCCGATTTGATGACCCAAGCGTGTATTTCAACGATAAAACCAAGCAGTGGGAAAAACGAAAACGGATTGGGGGCGTGGAGCTTCACCCTTCGCAAGATTTTAATTGTCGCTGTGTCAGCAAAGTAATTTTACAAAGCATAGAAGGATTGAACGATGAACGGCAATGACAACCGATTGCCTATTGATATTAAGGGCGCACAGCAATTGGAAACGGGTTATCGCATCCCGAGCAAAATTGCCAAAGTGGGGATACAGGAATTTGAAGGCAAAGAACTCTCCAGTCATGTACCTAATTTGATCCCCACCCAACGCTACAAGGTTGAAGTGTTACCCGAAGACCTTTTTGATGTGGAGACCATCGCCTCGTTTGAGGGAAAACCGCTTACCTTTTTTCACGCCCCCAATAACGAGGTGACCAGCAATAACTGGAAGGATACCGCTATTGGTCACGTACAGAATGTGAAGCAGGATGGCGATTATCTTTCAGCCGATGTTTTCCTTTATGACGCTGAGGCGATAGCTGCCATCAAAAATTATCAGATCAAAGAGCTCAGTTGTGGTTACAAGTCGTTTATCGAACCGACTGGCACCACAGGAGTAGATTTCAAGAAAACCCATATCAGAGGTGACCACGTGGCAATTGTTGACGTGGGACGCTCTGGGCATGATGTCAAACTAGGAGATAGCGCTGTGTCTATGAAAGCAAAACTCGCTGCCGTAAAAGGGCAGCACACGTTGGGGGATGAGGGCGAAACACCCGATACCCTCGATACTCTATTGATTCAGATGAGTGATTACATTCAGTTGCTCACCGAATCCGCCGATGAAGCAACAAAAGAAATTGGCGAGATATTAACGGGATTAATCGGGAAAGCGCAAAGTCTAAATGTGACAGCGTCACCTACCAGTGAGGTTAAGCAAGGCGATGATGACAGTGAAATCACCTCCGTGCCTGAAAATACAGAGGTTACCGATGAGAAATCGCTGATTGAGACACTTAAAAAGCAGCTTGAAGAACTGACCGAAAAACTCAAAGCACTGGAGGAAGAAAACGCCCGACTGAAAGCAGAAAAAGAGCTAGCGGAAACGGAAGCCGAAGCCAAGTCAACGTTTGGTGACGTGGCAATTGGACATGCCAGAACCGCACGGCAAATCAAAGAAAACGTGATTATCGCGAAAGGGCTGGTGACGCAGCTAGAAGCGCGGAAGCTCGGCGATTCTGCGATTAACGGCAAGTATGACTATCTCATCAATCGTCAGCGTGAACAGAATAAGCCACGATTAAATCTTGGCGATAGAAAACCCACCAAATCCGCATCACAACGCCTAGGAGGTCGCTAATGGCATCTGGATTCACAAACTGGGATTCCGATAAAGGAACCTTGCGCGCGGGCACAATCTATCGCGCCTCTAGCTCCAATGACAAAGTGTGGGGCGAAGAAAACAACACCACGACTGACCTTCCCTACGGGGTATTTGTGGCGGTGAACCCTGACGGCGGTATTAAGCCGATTTCGGCGGCAACTGATGTCATTCACGGCATTGTTGTACGGGATATTTACGGCGACAAAGCACCCCACAATAAGCAAGTCAATGTCGGGCATTTTTCCCACGGGGATTGCGTGGGTGTGGCCACCGCAAAAGACCAAATCTTCAAACGAGGCGATAAAGTTTATGTGGTCGCCACAGGTGATGATGTTGGCAAGGTATCGAAAACCGCAACAGGCAATATCGATTTAGGGTATTGGGTGGAAAATGTCAGCTCAGGCAGTCAATGCGTAGCAATCACGCTTGGCTTTATTCAAAAGGTAGGAGAATAACCGATGGCAATTGAAGAAGCCTATTTTGAAACGGTGTTGCAAGAAGCATTAACCGAACGTGACACGCAGCTACAGGAAAAACAGTTACCTGAAATCAATATCGGGGAGGCAATCCCAATCAACGAAGGACTGGATTTTGCCGATGAATACGTAGAATACGGTATTACCGAGGTGTTGGGCTCTGTCAAAGACGGCATTATTGGCAACAAAACCAACTCGCTGGTGACGATTGATAGCACCATTGAGATGTACAAAGCGCCTGTTTGCCAGTGGGCAAAAGCCGTTGTATGGACACAACAGGAGCTTGAAAAAATCAACAAAATCAATATTAATCTGCAAAGTAAAAAACAGGATGATTTGTACGCCAATGCCCTGTCAACACTGCAATATGCAGGTTACCTCGGACATCAACATGTGAAAGGACAGGAAGGATTGTTGACAGGCAGCAAAGTTCAGGTGATGAATGATGAATCCGGCAAATCACTGAAAGACATGACCGCCAATGAGTTTATCAAGCTGGTGCTGGATACTTACAACAAGGCGTGGGCAAACTCAGATTATCGGGTTCAACCAACGCACATAGCAATGGATGCCGCTGATTTCATGCTGGCAATGCAGAAGTTTGATAGCCAAAGCCCCATTGTTGGGACTGATTTACTGCCTGTTTCTGCGATGGACAGGATCATGGCTGCGTTGAGGAAGGCATCGGGTAATGACAGCTTTACGATTACCTTTGTGAAAGTTCCGGCAGGATATGCCAGAGAAATAACCAAAGGCAAAACCCGCTTGGCAATTTACACCTACGACGAAGAGTATGTCGAAATGAAAGTGCATATGCCGGAGTTGTTAGCCGTTCGCCAACGTGATTTGTTGACCTACGAGTGTGGTTATCGTTCTGCTTTTGGTGGGGCAATGTGGAAACAACCGCTATCTGCCGTTTATGCCGATTACAAAACCGCCCCAAAGTCATAGACGGTGGCTTCCCAAGCGGAACAACCTTGCCGTCTGATAATTACTTTCCGCAATCACCATCATGAGGGCAAGCCCCTCATTTTTATTTGAATCCTGGAGTCAATGATGAGCTACACAAAAACAAATTGGGAAAATTCACCGTCAACCAAAACCCCATTGAATGCGGAGAATCTGAACAATATTGAAGCGGGGGTATCTGCCCTTCACGAAGCACTGGACGCCGGAACACTTAAGGGCGAAAAAGGCGATCAAGGTGAAAAGGGAGATAAGGGCGAAAAAGGCACGAAAGGCGATACGGGGGTTGGTATCAAAAAAATTACCGCTTCAAAAGAAGGTAATGTTGTGACGTTGACGGTTGAGTTAACGGACGGCACAAAACAAACCCCTTCGTTTGAAGTATAATGTAGCGGATTTTATCCTCTTTTTTTGGGGGCGCCATGCAAGAAATGATAAAGAAATTTCGCTACCGTTTTGGCGAACAAACCTTTACCGCCGATGAAAATAAATTGCTGCTCTATTTAACCGATGCTGAAAATCGTATGGACAAAAAAGTGTGGGGAGCGATGTATGAACAAGGCTTGATGTACCTGACCGCTCATCTGCTTTTTTTGGCTGGATTTCATGAAAATAGTCCAACCAAGGATTCTCATTCAGCCGATCCGAATGCCCTGTTTGGTAGTCAAAGTGTGGGCGATGTCAGTGTCAGCGCCAATTTTTCAGGAACCGAGAATGACTGGTTTAAAACCTCCGCATTTGGTGAGCAATATTTGGCGTTGGAAAGTCGTATTAACAATTACGCGTTGGCAATTGGGATGAACTGGTAATGCTGAAATCAAAATTGCTTAAAAAAGCCAAAAAACAGTTTGCGGAACTTAACAAACTGAAAGTGAAAGTGGGCGTATTGGAAAATACCAGACCGTACAAAGATTCAGATATCAGTGTGGTTGAAGTCGCTACAATCCACGAATTTGGCACGGAGGAAATCCCGCCTCGCTCATTTTTGCGCGTACCGATTCGTGATCATCAAAAAGCCATCATTGAAAAAGCGGTAAAAGAAAAATACCGCTTATTTATTTCAGGTGAAATTAGCGCAAAGGAATTTCTGGCTTATATCGGCGAACTGGCGGTTGGTTGGTCAATTGAGGCGTTTGATACACAAGGTTTTGGGGCGTGGCCTTTGCATTCTGAAAGCACCAAAGCGCAGTTGAAAAGGAAAGGCGTCATCGAAGCAAGACTATTGCAAGATACAGGCGCACTCAAAAAATCGATAACCTATCAGGTGGTGAAAAAATGAGACTACCCAATATGGCAAGAACCATCCGCCGATTTTCGCAACCGTTAACCTTCATCACGGAAGTGATTACTACGAAAGATTTTAAGCCGGATTTTGCGGTGACACGAAAATCGATTGAAGGCGTAATCAGCAGTTTGCCGGATGAAGCGATTAACAAGGATAGTCTGGACTGGTCACTAACGTATTACACGGTGCATGTGCAGCCACAATATGCGGATCTGCTCGGTGTTTACTTGGAGTACAAAGGAAAAACATTCAAATCGATTAACCGCAAAGACTATAGCGACTATGGCTATGTACGCTATGTCTTTGAGGAAGTGAAGGATAGTGAGATCACTTGTCGTCTCTTGAAAGACTCGCCCCTAAACTCTGCATCTTAGTCAATATTTTATTAAGTTCATCTTCATTCAAAGCGAGTTGAGCAGCAACAAAAAATAAAATATGTTGATTCATTGTTCTTGGTTTTTCGCCACCCGTGTATTTACGCCACTGATTAGCACCGGATAGCCCACACAATTCAGCCATTTGATTTCCCGTAAAGCTCATCTTGTTTTTGAGTTTTTTTAAATCTTCTGTGGTTGGTGGCGTGTATTTTTTGATGATTCGCATAATGAAATGCCCTGTTAAGGGCATCCTTCTAAATAAATTTAATAATAATTGCGGTAATACCCGCCACAGCAGCAACTAAGCTGGCAGAAACTGCGATTGGATACCAAATAGTTTCTTTGTTTATTTTTGACGTTTCAGCCATTAGTTTACTAATTTCTGCTCTTATTTTTTCGATTTCGACATCGTGCAAGGCTTTTACTTTTTCACTCATATTTCCTCCTGTCAGGGATGTTAGCTGCGGGTTTCCGCTACCTGTAATTACATTACAGCGCCAAAGGGGCTATATGTCAATACAAAATACCAATTTACACCACAAAAACTACCAGCCACCGATCCAACGGCTGGCAATGGTGATTCGAGACACGCTAGAGGTTGCTGAAAATACAATATTTATCGGACGTGAAAATCTGGCGAATCAAGATTTTGATGCGCCTGTTATCAGTATTGAGCAATCTGGCAACAGTGAAGTCAAAGGCTTTAGCGAAACATACCGCCGAAACGTTGAAGTGATGGAATACAGCCAGCACGAGAAAATCCTTTTTGACGTGAATGTTTGGGGCAAGCAAGCCTTGCAACGGGCGCAAATTCTCTTGCGGTTACTTAGAACGCAAAAAGGCTTTGAGCAACAGTGGAAGCACACGATTAGCTTATCTGCGCCAATGGGTGTGCGTGATTTGCACTTTGCGACAGGTAGCCAGTATCGAGAGCGCGTGATGTTTTCGATTAACGCCTCTGTCGCGGATTATATCAACGTTTCAACACCCTCAATCAATCATCTTACTTTCCAACTTTCCAACGAAAAAGGTTTACAACATGAACAATAATCTTGGCATCGATATTGAAAATGTTGTCAATGTGCAGCTACTCAAAGAGCAACGAGGCGCAAATTACGACAACATCAACCACGTCATCATGATGACATCTGAAACGGGCGCGATTTTTGACGGTAAAACGATTCATGCCACCTACAAAAATATCGCAGGCGTGAAAGCCGATTTTGGCATTACCTCGAAAACCTACCAGATGGCGACTGCCTTTTTTGGCACGTCCCCTAATCCGATAGGCTCCGGTGGCAGTCTGATTATCGGACATTGGCGCAAAACTGATTTAACGCTGCCCCCAGTGGAATTTGACACACTGACAGGCTCAGAGATTGACAGCAACGCGTTACTTAAAACGCTGCGTCAAATTGAAGATGGCAGTATAACACTCGGTGAATTGACGCTTGAAAACCTGAACTTTGGTGATGCGGTCACGTTCTCTGATGTGATTAATATCCTCAATCAGGCATTGCCAGACGGCTACCCGTCTGCTGAAAATCAGCCCGACAACAACAATCTGCCTACCAACGGAAAGTCCACCTTTGCATACCTTGACAAGCGTTTGGTGGTATCAGGAAAAGGATTAGCTAACGCCAGCGAGGGGGGAACAGGTACGTTCATTGGGAATCTGCTAGGACTGGGTGATAGCGCTACCTTGACTAAAGCGACACCGTCTAAAACTTTGCCCGCCCAATCACCCGATGAGGCAATTGCCGATGTGGTGGCAGCATCTTCGGGTTGTGGGTATTGTTTTGTTGATGAGCTGACCAATGACCAGATTTTAAAGCTGGCAAGCTACAGTCAAGCCAACAAGATATTGGGCTATCAGGTGGTTTCACATCCTGACAATCTCACGACAAAAGGCTTGGCATGGCAAGTGAGCAAGAAAGGACAAGAATATTTTCGGCTGCTTTTTTCAAGGCGCAATCAAAAAGCCTTGGCGGTTTCCTATATGGCAAGGGTGCATGTTGTCGATTTCAGTGCTGAAAATAGTGCCATGACGATTCACTTAAAGGAGCTTGCCTGTGAGCCAGAAAGCTACAGCCAAACCGAGGTAGACAGTGCGTCATCCGTGGGTATCGATATTTACACTCTGATCAAAGACCGTCCGGTGGTGATGTGCTCAAATGCCAACGAGTTCGTCGATAATGTCTATAACCTGAAAGCGTATGTCAATCAGGTACAGGTTGATACCTTTAATTTAATGAAATCTACCGCCACCAAAATACCGCAAACGGAAAAAGGGGTGGAATTATTGGTTGATTGCATCAATCAGGTGGCAGCGAGATTTGTGAGAGCCAGCGTATTTGCTGCCGGAAAATGGACATCACCGGATACCTTCGGCGATGAAGAGCAATTTAAGCGTGCCATTGAGAGCAAAGGCTATTTCACCTATGCCAATCTACTCGCAGAGCAATCACAGGTGGACCGCATAAACCGCAAATCGCCCACTATTCAACAGGCGGTGAAAAATGCCGGAGCATTTCATCGGGCGGATATTATCATTAATTTCAATTACTAGGGGTAAAACATGGCGCAAATTTCCTATGATGTGGATGCAACAACCGTCATTCTTGGCGGTCGAGTCCTGAGTGATTTTATTGCAGGTACTACGGTGCAAATTACTTTCCCCAATCCCGATACTAGCCGTTTTAACGGCTCTGGAGGTTCGGTCAGCGTGGCAAAACGAACCGATGCCAAAGTTTCCGAGCTTGAATTTCATATTTTAAGGGGCAGTGCCGATGATGTCTGGTTATCCACGCTACAAGGCAGTGGTGAAGTGACGTTGCTCAATGCTTCGGTGAGCACGTTGTACAAGCTCGACGGCAAAGCCAAAACCGAAACTTTCACGTTTACAGGCGGCAGTATCACAGACCAGCCACAATTCACTTTTGCTAATACTGATCACAACGCAGAGATGACCTACAAACTGCAATTTCGGGATTTCACCCGCTCAATTTAACAGGAAAAAATTATGACAGAACAAGGATTAGGTAGCCTGACCGGGCTATCGCAGGATGATATTGTCGATATTACCAAAAACAAAACCTTTAAGGTGCAAGGTAACGAATTTCAGATTGGTAATTTCAATCACCATTTACGGTTAAAAGCGCTGGAAATTATCGAGGACTTGGGGCAATCAAAACGCATTGCCGCGACGCTCTCAAGTCATAGTGACGGCAATCTGAGACAGCTTTTCAACCAAATCACCCACGACGGCATGAGTATTAGCAAATTGCCGCACTTTTTTGACGAAAAACCTGAGCTTTTCATTCCCTTAACGTTAACGGTGTTACACCTCTACGCCGCCCCTTTTTTATCGGCATTAACGGCGAGCTGACCTTTACCCCGCGTTATCCCAATAGCTGGCGACAGTACGTCAGAAAATCCTCACTGAGTGAGCACGACAAACTGCTTTTTTCACTGGTGAAGGCGGGTTACGGCTCCGTGGGTGAGCTTCTGGCGTTGCGCGATGATGACATGTTCTTCTATCTGAAAACAGCCGAGCACGCCTTTATCACGGGGGCGATTGAGTGGAAACAGCACGACGAAGCGAAGCAAAAGAGGTGACGAATGAGTGAAGAAAAGCTAAGTCTGGATATTGGTGTGAATGCCAATGCGGGCGTGATTGATACGTTGATTACTGCGCTTAACGAATTATCCCGGCAATTAGGCGGTGTGACGGGGAAATTCACCACGGTGACCGCAAAAGTTGACCAACTTGGCATCGAGAGTGCCAGCACCGCAAAAGACGTTCAAAAAGCCTCTGACTCCGTCGATGAACTTGGCAAAGAGGCGAAAAAAACCGAAAGCAAACTCGGCAAGTTGGGTGAAAAACTCAGTGAGTTCAAAGGGATTATCACAGGGGCGTTTACTCTCACGGCGATTATGAGCGCAGGTGAGCAGATTAATAGCTTTAACAAAGCGGTTCGACAAACAGGCATTGACGCAAAAAGTTTTCAGGTGTTAAGAGAAGGCGCGCAAACGGTCGGTGTAAGTTTTGACGAATTGTCGGACGGGGTAAAAGAATTTCAACGTGCGATTAATAGTGACGGTGATACCGCAAGTCAAGTTTTTAAGAAACTCGGTATCGCCTTTAAAGATAGTAACGGCAAAATCAGGGATACCAGCGTCCTGTTGCGTGAAACGGGCAGCGCGTTAAACAACATACAGGACAAAGGCGCCAGAACGGCGCTTGCCGAGCAGGTTGGGCTTTCCTATGAAATGGTTGATGCCATCGGCAAAACTCGCGAAGAATGGACAGCGCTTGAGAAAAAAGTCGCGGAAGGGCGTGCATTAACCCAAGACGATTTAGAGCAGTCTGAAATTTTCCGGCGCACGTTCGCCAGTGTCTTACTGCAACTGCAACAGATTGCAGAAAAAGTCTTTGCCACGCTTGCGCCGATTTTCAATTTTGTGTTGAAGGGTTTGCAACCCGTGATTGGTTTTATCGCTAGCGTCGTGGGGGCATTTGCCAAATTAATCACTTTTCTCAACAAAACCACTGACGGCTTTTGGTTGCTGGTTCCGGCAGGATTGGCACTGGTGAAAGTGTTTCCGCTTATCACGGCAGGGATAAAGGCGATTGGCGCAGCGATCCTTGCTAATCCTGTTTTCTTTGGCGTTACCGTCGCTATTATCGCTATTATCGCCGCCCTTGAAGACCTGTACGTCTGGTTGAACGGCGGAAAAAGCGTGATTGGCGAATTCTTGGAAGGTTGGGGAATATTTCCCGATGATGTGCGAAAAATGATTGATACGGTCATCGGTTATTTTTCTGCCATGTGGGATCAAATCATCAAAGACTTCACCGATTTATCCAATTTCCTGACAGCGTTTTTCAGTGATGATTGGGACACGGTGATTGCCATGCTAAAACAGGCATTTGTGCAGTTTTTTGATGATTTGATTGCGATATTCACCCCACTGGATAACTGGTTTATTGAGAAATTTACCGAAGTCACCACGTGGTTTAAAAAAACCTTTAACGATGCCTGTGACGCGGTCACGCAGTTTTTTATTCAGATGTGGGAAGATATCAAAGCGCCGTTCGTCGCTGCGTGGAATTGGATTAAAGGGATTTTCACGAGCGGTACTGCTGAGACTACTGAGGAGATGACCGCCAGCTTACAAACTGTCGCTGAGATTCTCGAAACGATTTTTACGACACCGCTTGAAATCGTTAAAGCGCTTTTTTCCGGCAATTTTGGGGATATCGGTAACATCATCAGCGACAAATTTAAAAAAGTGGCGGACGGCGTGAAGAAGATCTTCACGGGTACGTGGAATGCCATCAAAAGTATTTTTAGCGATTCCGATAAAGAACTCGACAACGCCACCAAAAACGTGGAATTCGCCAATGATAGGCTGCAACAAGCCAGTCAAACGATTAATCACATTTCAACAAGCAGCCAAAAAGTGATCAGCAATTCGGCCTCACAGACCAACAACATCAATGTGAATGTGGCAGGTAGCAACAGGGCAATCGGTCAACAGATTGGCAGGGAGGTTAACAACCATATCCCGATACTGAGCCAAGACCAGCTGGTACGAGGAGGCGCATTTTGAGTTTTCTCTCTCAAGTGATTTCCAATCACATCTCCAATACGCCCACGCAAAAAATCGGCATCGCGGGATTTACTGCCTATGTCTGGACGGATAAAACCACGCAACGCAGTGCTACCGTCACCGATATTCCACTGGAAACGGGCGTTGTGATTGCCGATCACATTAACTCAAATCCTGTGCAAATTTCGATAGGCGGCGTGATTTCCGATGCGTTTTTACGTTTAGGGAGTGAAAATAATATCTTTGAGTCTTTCAATCGGCAAATTGGTTTTATTGATAGCTATGTGGGAAATCGGACACAGGCGGTCAGACAAAAAATCAATGACATGAACAGCAAAGCGCAGCAGATCCTGGATTTGAAAACGCAAGTCGAAAACACGGCGCAGGGAATTTATCACACGGTCACAGGCAGCAAATCGGGTAACGGCATTGCTCAACAGTTTGTCGATACGTTCACGGGCATTTTTGAGAATCGAGAGCTTATTAGCGTCGATATGGGCTATCAGGTGCTCGATAACATGGCACTGGAAAGTTTCGCTACCTCACAAAGCAATGAGGACAGCTTTTTGCTGTTCACCTTAACCCTGAAGCAAGTGCGTTTTGTCACCTTTGAACAAGTGAATATCACCCCTGTTGCCAACAAATCCGCTACAGGGATGAGCAAAACAGGGGCAGCGCAAATGAGTGGGGCGAAAAACAACGGGAGCCAAACACCATCCTCCGTCGCTTACGATGTCAAAGAAGGCGTCAAAGGCTTTTTTCAACGTTTTCTTGGTTGGAATTAACATGTATAAAATTGAAAACCTCTCCAGTGACCCTATCCAGACGCACACGCTGTTAACCGATATTGACGATATTGAGCTGACATTAACGTTTCATCCGAGTATTTCAGCGTGGAATATGGATATTACCTATAGGAATATCGAAATTAACGGGGTGGCGGTTTCGCTTAACGTACCGCTGCTACACGATAGCCGATTGCCGTTTACGATAGTGGCTATCGCCCGTGACAATCCGGATATTGAGCCGTCCTTGCTGGATGATTTTGCCAGTGGCAGGGTCAATCTCTATCTGCTGGTTGGTGAAGAAGAGAAGGAGGCCGTCTATTGAACCGTCAAACGCCGTTTTTTCGTGATTTCGAGTTGTTAATAGGTGAAGGGAAAAAGGCAATAAAGATAGTCCCGCCGTTTAAAATCGCCTTTTCCTTTTCGAAGGATTTGACCCGTGACCGCCCCAATATCGGGCAAATTTCGTTGTTTAACTTGTCGCCGTCGCGTCGTCATTCGCTGGCGGATTTCCAATACCGCAAGCAGCATATTGCCGCTCAACTTTCAGTAGGTTATCTGACCACGGGCTTGAAACTGCTGTTTTCCGGCTCTGTCACTAAAGTCACCTTATCAAAGCAAGGCACTGAGATTGTCACAACGCTGGAAATTGCCGATGGCGGTTTTGCTTTTCGCACAGCAACCATCAGTAAAGCCGTGAACTCAAAGTCTGATGCGGTCAATGCTGCTTTGAGTACCATGACAGGCGTCAAAAAAGGCAAAGTCACAACGCAATCACCGTTAAGTCGCCCAAAAATCATGACGGGTTTTGCGTTTGATGAATTACGCAAGCTCAAAGATGAGAAAGAGCAGCTCTACATCGACAACGGACAGCTGCATATTCTGAGACGAAACGAGGTGCAAAACGGGAAAGCGGAATTAATCAGTGTGAGTACTGGATTGATGGAAACGCCCACGCTTGACGATAAAAATGTGCTGACCTTTAAAAGCGTCCTGAATCCGAATGTATCCATTGGCTATCAGGTGGCGATAGATAGCAAAATTTCACCACATCTTAACGGGTTTTATCGCATTTGCGCGATTGACTACGCAGGGGAAAGTGACACAGGTGAGTGGGCGATGACGTGCCAATGCCAGCAGGAAAAAAACTACGTGGTGGTTAAGGAGAGTAAGGTGTGAATATCGAACTGATGAAAACCATTGCCAATCATATCAAATCTGAGATGGGCTGTGCCTTGATTGCCAAAGTGGTCAAGGTGAACGATACCACGGTGGATTGCCAGCCTGTCACGCTCAAGAACGTGGTGATTAACGATGAAATTCACGCTATTGCATTTCCGGTTTTTCCCGATGTGCCTGTCTCTTGGTCACAAGGGGGCGGAAGCTACACCGCTTATCCGGTCGCTGTGGGCGATTACTGCATTTTGCTCACCTTTGATAATTGCATTGATAATTGGTGGATAGGCAACGACAACGTGCGAGGAGCAGAAAATCGCTTGCATGACTATAGCGATTGTGTCGCCATTTTTGGACTTTGCAATCGTAACGGGGCATTTGCGATACCGAAGGTGGCGACAACCGCAGGTGACCATCTTTTTACCGACAATATCCACGTGAAGCTCAATGTCACCATTGACGGCAATCTTGAGGTGAAAGGCACTATTACCGCGCCACAAATCACCGCTCAACAATCGTTAACAGTGGGTAATATCGATGTTGGCAACCATACGCACGGAGGCGTAGAAACAGGCAATGGCAGCACCGGAAAACCCAAATAACCCGAAGGTGATTTTCGTGAAAACAGCAAAGTTAACCGAACACAACGATTGGCGATTTGGTCATTCGCTTGATGATTACCTGATTGACAGCGAGGCCATTCACCAGAATATCAAATCCCGTTTGCAGTGTTTTAAATCCGATTGGTGGCTAGATGTTGAATTTGGTTTGGACTGGCTGCAACTGCTCGGCTGTCGTGGTACGGGTGAAACCTTGCGCCGTGAAATCTACAAGGTGGCATTAGGCACGGAGGGCGTTGTTCGCGTCGATAAGCTCAATATTAAGGTTGCCGACTTCACCGCACACATTGAGATGGATTACACCGATGTCTTTAACCGGACACGTAACCTTAATCAGAAGGTCAGCCAGTGAATATCAAGTTAAATGAAAACGGCATCACCATTGCAACATTGCCTGAACTGATAGAAACCTTGATTGCTGAATTTAAAGCGATTTACGGCAGTGATATTAATCTTTCACAAGATACGCCTGACGGACAGCGAATCGCGATTTATAGCCGGATTGCCCATGAATGCTTGGTATTGGTCAAAAAGCTCTATCAGAACTTAAAGCCCGAACAGGCCGAAGGACTCCACCTTGATTATCTGGCCAGAATCAACGGGCTGTTACGCAAGGAAAACGAAAGCGACAGCGATTTGCGACGCAGACGGTTAAAAACCTTTGAGAATGCCAGCCAAAGCACAATAGGTGGAATTGCTGCCCGGTTGAATCTGGTCAAAGGTGTGACCGATGCGGTGGTGTACGAAAACAGCACGGGTGAAACTGACGCGCTAAATATTCCACCGCACGCTATTTGGGTGATTGTTGAAGGGGGTGAAAATCAGGCAATTGTGGATTGCATCGCTAGAAACAAAACAGGGGGAACCGGACTTAAAGGTACTATCACGGGAAAATACATTGACAAGATAGTGAGATCCGACGGCACTTTTTTTGAGGTGGTGCATGAATACCGATTTGACCGCCCTAAAATCACCGACATTTCAATTAAGCTCACCGCCACGCGTGAAAAAGCCAATGAGCCTGTGCCGATACAGGAGATCAAAAACGAACTGGTGAAATCCCTTTATCGCATTGGCGAAAATATCAAAGTGACTGCCCTTTACTGCATTTTGAACCGGATTGCACGCGCTTACTATGTTTCTGACCTGCAAATAGCAAAAGACGGCAACACGTGGACGAGTGCCATTTTAAAGGCTGATGTGGACGAGAAGTTCAACATCGTCAGTGACAACATCACGGTTAATGAGGTAGTCACGTGAGTCTCGAAGAAGAATATCAAAAACTGCTGATTAAACAGTATTACACCAAACCCAAGGCAAGGGCGGAGATTTCCGCCCTTTTTAATCTGTATGCGGATTGCTTTGATACCGTTGATGCCTTTCGGGAAGCGGTTAATCTCGAAAAAGCGCAAGGTGACCAGCTGGACATCATTGGCAGTTGGGTAGGAATTAGTCGCTTCCAGCCAAGCGGTGAGCGAAAAGGCTTTTTTGGCTTTGAAAATCACGCCAAAGCGTTGCCATTTGGTCAAAAGAGCGGAAAAAAACAAGGCGGCTTTCGCTCCAAATTTGCACAGGATTTTTTGCCACTGAAATTGCCCGATAAGCAATATCGCAGCCTGATTAAACTTAAAATCATCAAAAATACCGCCCTTGCCACTGCCACCCAAACAGGTGATGTGAGCCTGTCGTCACTGCAACAGGCTGTTAATTTTGTGATGGAGGGCGAAGGCTATTTGATTGACCGCCAGAATATGAGCCTCACCATCGTCATTACGCCAAGAGCCGATAGGGAGTGGCTGGAGTTTATCTTAAGACTTGATTTACTGCCTCGTCCTCAGGGTGTGCAGATTAACTATGTCACGCAAGAACCCAAAGGCACCTTTGGCTTTAAGGGGCATCAAAATGCCATTTCATGGTACAGCCGTTTTGATACCCACCCAGAATCAAGAATTGGCTATTTTGCCAAGAAAACGTTGTTAAATAACAGGAGAGAACTTTGAAAATCGATAGACCCAATATTGATATTCAACCGTTTGCAGGTGGCAGCAAAACGGAAGAGAGAACCGCGTTTGGTTCAAAAGAAATCACCGACAATCTGGAGAAAAATCTCAATGCCGATTTTGCGCGTGGATGGGGAATTGTGCCCGTGTCAGAATTACCCACCATGCAAGATTTTAATGCCGTGGGATTTACGATTAGCTCGCTTGTGACCCACCTCTACCAGAACGGCATTGCTGAATATGCCGAAAAGCAGATTTATAACAAAGGGGCAGTGTGTCTGTCTGATGGTAATATCTACCTGTCAAAAACAGAGAACAACGCCGGAAATCCAGTCACCGACACCACCCAATGGCAATCACTGAAAGACGCCATTTTGGGTGCAAATATCGTGCAGCAATTGGGCAATGCCACCGATAAAGTGATGAGCCAGAAATCGGTGACAGATGCATTAAATACCAAACAGGCAAAAGGGGATTACGCCACCAAAACGGAATTAAACCAAGGACTCAATACCAAGCTCAACAGTTCCGCTGTAAAACAAACAACGGGCAATTCGACAAGCGAGGTCATGAGCCAAAATGCAATCACTGACGCATTAAACAAAGCTACCTCAATTGATGGTATTTATCCTGTAGGGATTGTGCTGTGGTTTGCACAAAACAAAAATCCCAATACCTTGTTCCCTAATACGAAGTGGCAATACATTGGTGAAAATAAAACCATTCGGTTAGCGAAAGCAGATGGCTCTAATGTATTAACCACAGGTGGGTCTGACGCTATTAAGCTAACCGAAGCGCAATTACCTGCTCATGGGCACACTTTTTCAGCAACAACCAGTAACTATGATTATGGTACTAAAAATACCAATACAACAGGTAATCATTCACATAATTTTCAGGGAATAGTACCGGATAACTGGAAAGCTGCCGGACAAAGTGGTTATAGGAATCAATGGGAAGTTGGTACTAAAACAACCACCCAAGCCGGTAACCACTACCATACAGTTACTCTTGGTCCACATTCACATACTGTTTCAGGTACAACCGGAAAGCTGGGAAGCGGTTGCGAAATTAATATCACCAATGCTTTTGTTACGCTAATGGGCTGGTACAGAATCAGTTAAGGAATCAACATGTTCAGAATTTTTAAAGCTTATAATTACACGAGTGATACCTATGAGTTGATTGGTTCTTGCGATGCTTACACGGATGAGACGCATGACATATTGCCTTTTCATACCGAAAAAAAACCGATTGACAAAAAAGAAGGTTTCGCTGTTGTTTTTAATGAAAAAAATCAGGAATGGGAATATCAGGAAGATCATCGAGGCTTGGTTTTGTTTGATACGAAAAACCGTCAATCTGTCACCCTTGAAAAACTGGGGAAAGTGCCGAAGGACTTGACCCCCTTAGCCCCTAAAAGTGAATATGATATCTGGAATGGCGAAAAATGGGTCAAAGATATTGAAGCAGAAAATCTGGCAAAAAGACAGAGATTAGAAGACATTAAACAACAAAAACTGTTTGATGCAACTTTTGCTATTGGTCCTCTTCAGGATGCTGTTGATTTAGACATTGCGACTGAAGAGGAGAAAAAACGACTGATAGCCTGGAAAAAATATCGGGTATTTGTTAATCGCATAAATACATCAACAGTAGATAATATAGTTTGGCCTGTTATACCTAAATAATTTTATTAACTATTTTTATTTATAAGGCTAAAAGAAAAACCTAAAATTATAGCAATATTCATAATGTTTATATCTTCGAAAAGTCCCATTATTAATATATTACCAATGAATATTGCTAGTAAAACTTTGAATATATAATTGTCACTTTCTTTTTTTAAATTTGTTATTAACGTTTTTAAAATTTCAAATATGAAGTACAATAATGAAATTAAACCAATTATACCTGATGAAAACCAAATAGATAAAAAAACATTGTGTGGACCAATTGATTTTTTAAAGATCCATTCAGGATGGTGGATTGATTCCTTATTATAAATTTCATCATATATTCTACCTCCATACCCATAACCCTTTATAGGGTTCATTTTAATTAAATCCCAAGCGGCGCCTTGTGTGCCATTACCATATCTAGCACTTGAACTTGTCTGGGTTAATTTCGAAATTAAAAGATCTGATTTTAAGGTGTATTTTGACAAAAAAACACAGCAAGAAAATAATGTAATAATAGAAATTATTACAATGGGTTTTCTGTATAAAACGTACCAAAGTAAAATTACAAAAATAACAGCTAACCAAAAACCACGTTGCAACGTTGCAATTGCTAAAAAAAACAAGATTGGTATTGATAGAATTGAAAAGTAAATATATTTTCTATCTTTTAGATCAATTGAAAAAAGAAAAATAGGTATTAAAAACATCAAGCAATCACTAATTTTTCGGTGATTGAAAGTCGATAAAATTTTTATGTTTTCGATATATTCCTGATAATATTGCATTAGTTCTTTGAGTGTCAAAGTAAAAAACAAGAAACTGAAAGAAATAAAAAATAATCTCTCAATATTTTGCTTTGTTTTATTTTGGAGCAAAATTGGTATAGCAAAAATCACCAACAACATCTTTTCAAAAACATTTTTATAAATAAAATTGAGAGTTACATTAATATTATAACTAATCAATAATGTATAAAATATTGATAATATGAATACTAATAATGAAAAGAAAAGATAGTTATTAAATAGCTTTAATACATTATTTTTGGTTTTACAAATTAGATATAAAGCAGATATAAAAAGTAATATTGATATTGCGTGTTTATATCTTGTTATATCATCAAAAAAATAAGTATTAATATAGAGAAATATTATTAAATTAGTCCAATTATCCCTCAATGAGGAATTGCATGTTGATAATAGGCTTTTCATTTTTTTCTCGAAATTTTAGCTAAAATATACTTAATGTAAAAAACATAACTTTTTAGATATTTCTTTTGATATTTAAGATGTCTACTTTTTCTTGAAATTTCTTTATAAGATTTTGGCTTTAATAACTGATAACTACTCCATGGTGATTTTGATTTAGCCAATCTAAAAATTTCTGTTTCTATGTAATCAGTAGTCCAATCATGCCAAGGCTTAGATAAACCAACATAGTGAACTATTACCGATTGGTGATAAATAAAAAACTTATTTTTTGATTTTGTTCTTATTAACGCATCAATCGGAAAAAAAGTATTATACTTTACATCTATTAATTTTACATTTTTATTTAAACAAATATTTAACGCATCTTGATCTGGGTAATTTAGACTATTTTTTTCATTTAATTCTTTGAAAACTTTTTTTGTGATTTTACATTTGTTATATTTCATTAAATTAATATATAAAAATCCTGAATTAAAATACTTATTAGTATCTATTTTTAGTTTAGATTTATCTTTAGCTTCGCTATCATGAACAGCGTATAGAATTATATCATCCTCAAAATTCAATTTTTTTAAATCGACCATACTACCTTTACAAAAGGCATCAGAGTCTAAATATAAAACATTTTTTATTTTATTTTTCAGATAATCTACAATTATCAATCTAAAATAAATAGCATATGACCAGCAATGATTTGTGGGTAAATTATTCAATTCTTCACATTTTAGAAGATATATAGTTATTTTGGTGTTATATTGTTTGGCTAACTGTGAGAATAAACTTTCTTGTTCTCTATCAAAAAAATCAGTGAAAACATGAAAATGAAAATCCATATTATTGTTATGCATTAGTATCGAGGCGATTGAGACTCCAGTACCAAATAGAAAGTTTTTGTCTACCCCATATGCAATATTAAATACATCATCTGAATACTTTAATTCATCGTCAACTAAATTAATAACTTTAGTTACTAATTTAGCAGCTTCAAACTCATTTTCATTAATCATTATTCACCCTTAAGCAAAGAGCCCCATCAAGGGGGCATTTCTCAATGACTCGGACTAAATCGGGATTTCTTCCGTTCTTCCAGCACCGCGCCCGTCTCTTTCGCTTTTCTCTCGGCCTCAAAAAAACCGTGGACTATTTCACCGTCTGGAAATCGCCAAGCGTCGCCTGTGCCGTTTGCCAGTCTTGCCATCCAAACATCGGTATCTTTCTTGGCTGGAATTAACCGCTTTTTGCTAGTCTTAATCTTCTCACGGAGTTGTATTTTTTCGTCCTCAGACAACTCGGCGGACAATACTTTACAATGCTCAATGATTTCAGCAAGGCTTTTTTCGTCGGTGGCATCATCGAGGGCAATTAATGCGGCTTCCAGTTCTGGATGGGTTGCTAGTTGTACATCTATCACCGTTTCTGCTTTTTGACGCTGTTTTTCGTTTCGTTCGCGCAGAACATCCCTCAGCGATAGCCGTTTAAACGCAGCAGGAGCCATTCTAAGCGATTTTTCCGTTGAATTTGTATCTTCGTGTACCTCAAACATCGAAAATAGCTCAGAGGCGCAAGGAAGCCGTCTAGCGAGGCGATGAATCACTGTCTTGAGTGCCATTCTATCAAACCACTTCACCCACGGACTTGAGTCGTATTTTGCGCTTTGTACCGTATCCCGTATCTTTTCCACATCTGAACGACTCATCACTTCAACAACCAATTCACCACTATTGAGTTTTGCGAAGGCATAGACTTTCACCACCTCATCGCTATCAACGAACGCTGGACGGTGGGTTAAATGCTCGCCGTTCTCATCAATCACATATTCAAATTCATCTTGTGAATAGACAACCTTTGCAATGATATTGGCTACCTGACCGGATTGACGGGCACGTTTGATAACGCCGTCCACCATCTTAACCTCCAAAGGGTACTCCCACCGACATAAGGTGGGAGGGGAATTTGGTCGGGCTTGAAAAGCCCGAAG